AAAGTTCCTGGATTCTTTTCTGCTCTTAGCGAAAAGTTACTGTAAACATATCTAATTCCAGAAGTTACTGGTTTTGTTCCGTGCTCATAAGGAGATTGAGCCCAGTGGATTGCAAGATCTCCTGGCTGAACTGGTACAACAAGGTAATCTTCTATGTGTTCTTCTGTTGCAATTTTTCCATCTGAATGAATGTGTGGATAAAATAATTCTCCGCCTTCGAACTCTCCAAAGTATACACAAACACCATAGGATAAAACACAGCATGTATGCCACCTGTCTTCCTGGGTTAGCAAGTCGTCCATTCCTTCGCCAGGATTGTCATTATGAACGAACATTCCGTCATCTCCTGGTTCCATTACAGCAAGATTTTGCTGTGGGTGTATTACAAACTCTGGAGCTAAAAATTCAGATACTTGGTCCCAGATTCTTGTAAGCTCTGGCATCTGAGGACCCTCTTTGTCGTTATACCAATCTATGGTGTTAACGTCCGTAGTAAATGCTTTTTCTTTTTTTCTATGTGGTTCCATCAAGGAATTGATGTATGCAACATCTTCTTTAGATATAAAGTTTTTATACAGATACACTTCGTCAGCGTACTTAATTATATTTGGATTATCTGAGAACATACCTCAATTCTACCATATTTAAATTGTGGGCTACAGCATGGATTTAGGGTATTGTATATTCCCATCAAATAAGATATAATTTAATTTATATCTCTATAGCTCAGCGGAAGAGCAACAGGTTTCTACCCTGTGTGTCGGGAGTTCGAATCTCTCTAGGGATACAAAGAAAATACCCCATTCAGAGGCGGATCCGAATGGGGTTTCATTCAAACAGAATGTCCATGAGAACTTTACAGTCATCATGTTTCCAAGTTAAATTACATCTGCCGTCCTTAACATTAAGGCATTTATTTAAATAAGACTCAATAACATCAATAGTCTGAAGATTATTCATTATTAATCCCTTTTAGTATAAAAAGCTTGGATAGACGTATCTTATCCCAGATTTGACTTCAGCAACCCCATGCGTGATTCTCGAACCGTGAATAACTAAATCTCCCGCTGAAGGAGTGTATGATAGATTAAGATCAGGATAATATAATTCCCCGCCCTCAAAATCATCATTTATATAAACAACACACCCGTATTTTGTAATAGCACAAGTACCGTTGTCATCTCTGTCAGTAGTTCCTTCTTCGCCACAACTATCTTCGTGTTCATGCATTGTGTCTTTTTCAAACATTCTTCCAAACGTTTCTGAAGGCGTTACGTTATATCCTTGCACAATAGATGCAATTCTTTCTCTTACAAATTGCAGTTCTGGAATTACTTCGCTGACTCTTCCATTGTAAAAGCTAATTGTATTTTCAGATCCGCCTTCACCGTGCCAAGCATCTTCCTTTAAGTTTTTGCATACCTCATAAAGACCAGATACTTCTTCCTTGCTTAAAAAATTTCTATAAACCCATATTTCTTCTTCGTGAAGCTTTTCAATATTTAAGTTATTATTAAAATTTAGCATCTTTCCTTTTTTTCCAAAAGAATATCTTATAGAAAATTTTTTCTATACGTGCTTCTATTTTGGCTTCCGCTAGCCCAGCAGGGGATTCTTCCCTATAGTACTTTGATTGAAAGTAAGGGTTTTTCATCTGCTTAGAAAATCCATGTGGTGACATAAAATTAGTATACTCCTAAGAGTATACTAATTCAAGATTTATTGATCTACAGAAATAGCCCCACGAGCAATTAAGGCATCTACCATTCCGCCACACATTTGTCGGTATCCTTCTTGAACTGACAAAAGGTGTTTTTCTAGCTCCACAAGGTCTTGCTTCTGCATAACAGCAGATTGGCGCTGTTGGATATTAAGCTGTTCAACCATAATTTCTACAATTGCGTTTTTATTCGCCATCTTTATTTTCCTCAACTGAATAAGAAGGGGTAGGCCCAAGTAGGAACCCCTGTTCATGATATTGTATCATTTTTTGTGTGTCTTCGCTACCCACTAGTTTATTTGATATTATAGTAAGCAGGTCATATATTCTGTGTAGCATAATATAATTAACCATTGGTAGGTTGTCTTCTAAATTTTGTGGCTGATTATCCTCAGTCATTAGGCCTGCCTAGATCTTCCCAGAATTTCTCTCGACCCATTTGGTCAGTTTCTACTATCTGACCTCCGTCAGTTTCTATCGACGTGCTCTTTAAGTTTTCCATAATATTCCGTTCCAATAATTTTCTTGTAATCACATGAAAGGCAATATAAGTATATCTCATCTTTGTTTGATAGGTTAGGCATAAGAAGGCCCTGATCCATTGGACAATTAATCCTAGGAACAAGGCCTTCCTCTGCTAGAGTTAGGTACTTAGAAACAATTTGAATCTTTTGCAACCTATCTCCTTTTAATCTTTTGGAAACTCTGATATGAGGTTCCTGGCTTTACCGATTGAGTTTGGCCAAGATGACCAATCTTTTCCGCCTTTGGTCATATAATACGTTATCTCTGCGTTTGTTACTGGATCAAATAATTCCTTATTTGAAACTAATTCGAATTTTTCTTTACGATCTATACCTAGGTTTCCCAACATATTGATCTGAAAAATCCCGTAAGATTTATCTCCAGTCTTGGTGTCGTCATTTAAAGCTAGCGGTCTCCCGTTAGACTCTACACGAGCAACAGCCCAAGCTGTTTTTAAAGCAATTCCTTCAAATCCTACAGCCCATAATAAATCTTTTAAATCTGAGGCTGCAAGCATTTCTGAATGCTTATAAGTATCATTACTGAACTTATCTAGTATTTCTCTTTTTAGTTGTTTTTCGGTTTTTATTACCTCTACAGGTAATGTTGTTAACGCTTGACTTGTTGTTGGCCCAGGCTGGACTGTAAACATAAATAATGTTATCATTACTATGTAAGACCAGTTATGAGCAACATCGCTCAAACGCTCTTTGATTTTCTCCATTGGCATTTCCTCCTCTAGAGATAACGAACTATAATAGTAGCATTGATCGGATAAGCCTGTCAAGCCAGTCAACCAGAAAGAAAACATGGATATATCTTTTTATACACCAAGATCAGGATTAAATCCAGCAGTTGGCTTTGGATATGCATCTCAACATATAGTTAAATCATTACAGGAATTAGGACATACTGTAAGATGGTCAAATCCAAAAGCTCCAATACAAATAAACTTTACTCAACCTCATTTATATAAGCTGCATAAAAACCAATATCAAATAGGATATACTCCTTGGGAATCAACTGGCATGCGACCAGATTGGGTAGATAGATTTAATTTGTGTAATGAGGTTTGGGCAACCTCAACATGGAACTCAGAAGTATTTAAAGAAAATGGCGTTAACAAAGATATAATGGTTTATCCACACGGCATACAAGATGTTTGGACGCCACGTAAAAGAGTTGTTAGAGATGTTTTTAGATTTTTGCATATTGGAGAGCCTTCTCCTAGAAAAGATGGACAATTAGTTTTAGATACTTTTATTAAATTGTTTGGCAACAACCCAAAATATCATCTAACAATTAAAGCACACTTAACTACTTCAATCAGAGTTTACAATGATAAAGGACAACTTGTATCGCCGTCAGATGTTTACAATAATATAAGCGTTATTACAGAAGAGTATGATATCAATAATCTAGTAATGCTTTATCACAGCCACCACGTTCTTGTATATCCAACTTGGGGAGAAGGTTTTGGATTCATACCGCTTCAAGCTCTTGCATCAGGAATGCCCACTATAACAACTTATCCGTGGGCGGAATACAAAGAGTTTATTGGTCCATTAGCACTAAAGTCTAACCTTACAGATGAGACTCTTCCAAAAGCAGTAGGAGATCCACATATTGGTAAAATGTTTAAACCAGATGCAAAGCATTTAGAAGACTTAATGTACGATTCAGTTCTTAATTTTAAAGCATATTCAGGATACTACTTTGCTCAATCACCTAGAATACATGAACAATACAATTGGATTAAGTTGACTAAGAATGCATTTGGTCATTTAGACAAAAAGTTCTTATAGCTCTTCCCCTTTGAATTAATATTTGGTAGAATTAGACTTCAACTAAAAATTATACAACCGCAAGGCGGAGAAAAGGTGTTACTTAAAAATGTCAAAAACTATTGAAAACCCATACGAAAATTTTATTGCATTGTCTCGTTATGCAAGATGGATTCCAGAAGAAAATCGTCGTGAGACTTGGGGAGAAACAGTAGATAGATATTTTGACTTTATGTTAAACCATCTTTTTAAAGAACACTCGTATGAACCAGAATCAAAATTAATTGAAGAGTTAAAGTCTGCAGTCTTTAACAGAAATGTTATGCCATCAATGCGATCAGTCATGACAGCAGGTGCTGCACTAGATCGTGATCATGTTGCTGGATATAATTGTTCATTCGTTCCAGTAGATAGCCCAAGATCATTTGATGAGACCATGTATATTCTTATGTGTGGTACAGGTGTAGGATTCTCTGTTGAGTATAAGTATGTTAATAAGCTTCCTGCCGTTCCAGAAACATTTGAAAAATCAACAACAGTTATTGTGGTTGAAGATTCTAAACAAGGTTGGGCAAAAGCATACCGTGAACTTCTTGCGTTACTTTGGTCAGGACAAATTCCAGCAATTGATGTATCTAAGGTACGTCCTGCAGGAGCAAGACTTAAAACAATGGGTGGTAGATCATCTGGCCCACAACCATTAGTTAACCTATTTGATTTTACTGTTGCAAAATTTAAATCAGCAGCAGGACGCAATCTAAAGCCTATTGAAGCACATGACATTATGTGTAAGATTGGTGAAGTTGTTGTAGTTGGAGGAGTTCGTCGCTCAGCTATGATTTCTCTTTCTAATATTAATGATATTGAAATGGCCGCAGCAAAATCTGGCAACTGGTGGGAGAATAATACCCAGCGTTCACTATCTAATAACTCTGTTGCGTATTCACGCAAACCAGAGATGGAGCAGTTTATTGCAGAATGGAAATCTCTATATGACTCAAAGTCAGGAGAACGAGGTATATACAATGTGGCCGCAGCTCAAGCCCAAGCAGCCAAATATGGAAGAAGAGATCCAGATATACACTATGGAACTAACCCCTGTTCAGAGATTATCCTACGTCCTTATCAGTTTTGTAACCTTTCAGAAGTCGTACTGCGTGAAAATGATACAAAGAAAGATATCGAACGTAAAGTTGAGCTTGCTACTATTCTTGGGACATGGCAGTCAACGCTTACAGACTTTAAATATCTCCGCAAAATTTGGAAAGACAATACAGAAGAAGAACGTCTACTAGGAGTATCTCTTACTGGACAATTTGGACATAAGTTCATGTCAGGCAAAGAAGACCTAGTTTCGCTAGAAGCATTTTTAGTGACTCTTAGAGAATCAGCAAGAGCAAAGAATAAAGATGAGGCTGGAAAAATTGGGATTCCAGAGTCTGCCGCTATTACATGCGTAAAGCCATCAGGAACAGTATCTCAATTGGTTGGGGTATCTTCAGGAATGCATGCTTGGCATTCGCCATATTATATTCGTACAGTTCGTGGTTCAAAGGGAGATCCCATTTCTACTTTCTTAAAGGAAGTTGGAATTCCAGTAGAAGACGACGTAATGAAGCCAAACGAAACTTATGTATTTTCGTTTCCAGTAAAAGCACCAGAGGGTGCAATTGTTAGAAATGATTTAACAGCTATTGAGCACCTAAACATTTGGTTAGTTTATCAACGTGCATGGTGTGAGCATAAGCCATCTATTACAGTTTCCGTAAAAGAAGACGAATGGATGGAAGTAGGGGCTTGGGTATACAAGAATTTTGACGAAGTCTCTGGCATATCTTTCTTACCACACTCAGACCATTCATATAAGCAGGCCCCGTATCAAGAAGTAACAAAAGAAGAATACGAGAACCTTGTTGCCAAGATGCCTAAAGAAATTCGTTGGGA